GCCAAAATTCTAGCCGCAATAAGAAGCGCGTTCCTGTCTCCTAGGGTTAGATCCTCGTAGGCTATTGGACTTTTAATAAGTGACTTAAGCATCTTCTCAATGGCTAAGCCCTGACGTAATAGATTCACGTTGGTTAATATGTCCTCCTCTTTGGCAGTCATGTATTTCATTTCTACTACTCCTGAGGACAATGGATTTTCTTTTGGGTAAACAAGACCTTTCGAAGGAAGGTCGATCATTTCGGTGGGAACCGTAAACTTTTCTGCCATAAACTATATATTTTATTTATAAATATACCCCATTCAAATTTACTGGAACAAAAAAAGACCGCAGTGAGTGCGGCCTTTCTAATATTGTATGTTTTTCTAGGATTAGTAGTTCAAGATACAGTAGTCCATTCCTATTGAAATTGTTAACTCTGTAGGGTCCGTAGTCGACCAATCGTAGGTACCGAAAGTTGCTTCTTTGATGAAAGCGCCTTTGATGATCCACTCTGATACAACGTCACCAACTGGTCCAATGATAGATAAGTTCAAGTCCTTCTTGTAAAAGTCAGAATAACCGTCTCTACCTGTAACTGATTCGTGGTGCAATCTCACCCACTCCATTACGGCTTGTTGGCCTGATGGACTGATTGGGTTATATAATGACAAACTCATGTCTCTCCACTCAGCTTTACCTTTTAACTTACGGTAAACGTTGATATGGTCGATTTTGATCTCGTTCAAAGTAACGCCAGGAGCGTCAGCTTTTTTGATCATATATGAAGGAATGCCGTCTATGTACATTACGAACCTGTTAGAAACTGTGGGTTCGAACGACGTAAACATAATCTCGTTTGGGTCTAATACTGGCATTTTTTGTTGTATTTAGTATAAATATTACTTTACTTATTTTTTCTTCTCGTCTGCTTTTTTCTTGTCAGCAGCTTTTTTGTCAGCAACCTTCTTAGCTTCCGCTTCTTTCTTTTTCTTCTCGTCAGCTTTTTTCTTGTCTTCAGCAACTTTTTTAGCGTCTACTTTTTTAGCTTCGTTTAAACCTGCGCCTTGATTTTTCATAGAAGCGCCTGCGTTCTGTAATTGGTTGTACAATTCAGGGTTTTTCATTTTCAAAAGATCTTGAGCTTTAGATATTGCTACGCCTGTTAGACCTAGTCCTAATACTCCTGATAATGCAGCTATTACGTCTACTATTGGAGATTCTTCTAAAGTTTCAGTTTCTTCTACTGGAGCTTCATAGTTTTCTTTGATCATTAACCTTGCCTTTACACTCTCGTATAAACGTGCTGGTACTTTAATTCTAATGATTGTATTATCGTTCATTTTCTATTTTGTTTGATATTATTGGCCAAATGTTGCTCCTGTAGGTAAGATGTTGAAATCTAATTGAATAAATTCCGCTGTCTTAGTTGGTTGTAAATAAATGGTACCAACCAATTGATTTCTATCAACTACGTCTGGAGTGTTATTAGTATCGTCCATGATTACTTGGAAAGCATAAAGACCTTGTCTTTGTTGAACTGATTCTAAATAAGGATTAACTTGGTTGATGAATTTGTTACGAGTTACTTGAGTATTTGGTTCGAATACTAAATTTTCTCCAATTTGACCAATATAGCTCTTAAGCGAGATTAACAATCTTCTTACGTTTACTCTATCCAAAGCAGATGCCTTGTTTTGTAAAGTCTTTTGACCGTAGATCACCGTACCAACGCCTGGGAAAATAGCGATTGGATTGATAGATGCTTGATATAATCTGTCTCTATCAGAAGAAGTTAAACGTCTTTCTGGTTGTAATACTGTTGAAAGACCTCCTCTATTTAAACCTGCTGGTGCAAACCATTCTGCTCCAACTTTATCGTTGTACTCGTAAGCAGCAGGAACGATTGTAGAAGCAGGAACGAAGTTAACCTTGCCTGTCTCTCTTGATCTCAATTGTACCCAAGGCCAATAAGTAGCCGCGTAAGAGCTATCGAAGCCGTTTACTTGGTTAATAGCAGTTGGGATAGATTGACCGTAGCCAACCATATCAATTACTGCAATATTATCTCCTCTTGTTTGAGAGTTGTTGATAATGCTGTTAATTTGAGAAGCGGCGTTTACTGCAGTCAAACCTGGTGCGTATAAGATGTTAAATTTGTAAGCATCTTTGTTACCCAATAAGTTGATTGCCGTATTATAATCGGAAGCGAATACGCCTTGAATATTTGAATTTGTAGTGCTTGTTGTAGAAGGCACGTTAGCAATGTTCTCGAAGAAGTTAACAGGTTCTTTACCGAATGAACCGAATATTGCGCCTGTAGCAGATCCAAAAGAACCGTTATAAGAACCAGATCCAACTTGAGGAATAGAACCTGTATATTGAAGCTGTGCTTGACCGTATTGGTTCGTATAGCTAGGAGTTGGAGTGTTAACCGTTTTAACTCTTACATACTTGCTCTTATTTTGGTAAGATCCTGTAGTTTGTAAGTAGTTATTGCTTAAATCGTCTGTAGCAACTGTGTAAGCTTGATCTCCAATAACGTAAGCAACGTAATTGCTTTGGTTAGGATCTAAAGATAAACCGTTCCATGTTTCAAGAACTGTTTTGCTATTTTGATAGTCGTCTCCTCTTCTAATAATGATATTGAATAAACCAGATCCTGTATCGTTAGAGGTAACTTCCCAACGAATGTTAGCAGAAGATCCACTAATTAAAGCTCCGCTAGAAGCGCTTGTTAAATAAGAAGCGTCGTTGTTATTCATTACAATACCAGCAGATAAAGTCTCTAAAACTAGAGCTGGATTACCATTGATATTATTGATGCTCGCTGTAGCTGGTGTGTAAGATCCAGAAGTAACTCTTGTAACCAATAAAGATTGACCTCCTTGTTCGAAGTAGTTCAATGCTGCCATACTAGTCAAGTACTCGTAAGAAGCACCGCCTGAAACAAAAGCTCCACCAAATACTGCCTTATATTGCGAATATGTGGTAACTAATGTAGGTATGTTTACTGGACCTGTTACTGCGGGACCTACTAATGCTGCGCCTGCTGCAACTGGTCCTTGGGTTATTTGTGAAAGATCGTTTTCCTGTAAGAAAACTCCTGGGCTAATAAGTGTTTCGGCCATTTAGATTATTTTTATCTAGTAATAAATATCGGTACTTAGTTCAAAACGCTTTAGCTAATTTCTCCTGTCTCTATGTTTATGGAGACGCTGCCGTATTTGGATTTAAGCTCTTCAAAAAGTAGATTCTCTCTGCTCTTTATGTCTTTAATCAAAATCTTCTGTTTTTCAATCTCTAATTCCAATACCATTTTTTGGTAACTTAGCTCTCCAAGAGACGATGCTACTTCCAAAGCGTCCTGTTTTACGAAATTGATCTGCTGTAACTCTTCGGGTGTTAACTGATTTGCCATAACTGTATTTGCTATAAATATGTAAGAAAAACGGCCCGCTGTGGGCGAGCCGATTGTCTATTATTCTTTTGTGATTATTCTCCTGCGTTTATTAGCTTAAACAAAGTAGTGTAAGCGCCTTCTGATTCTACGTTCTCAAAATCTTCTAAAGAGAAAGCTTTGTGCTCTAATTCTCTGTCTTCGTTTAAAAGAGCATTGAACTCGTTTTGAAATTCTACGAACTTAGGGTTGATGTCCCTTGAAACTATTTTGCCTTCTTCGTCAGTTACAACGTTAATGTGCATTGTAATTGAGATGTTGCCAGCTTCGTCCGCTTCGCCGTGCTTCTTGATTAACTCTTTCTTTAACTCTTCGCAAGCTTCTTTTTCGGTTACTACCTTTTTACTCAAATCGTTTAACCAGTATTTCGTGGCCATTTTGATCTTCTCGGAAATAAGTCCCTTTGAGGTAACTTCTCCAGTTTGAGGATTTATAACTCCATTTAATTCAGCTTCAAGACTATAAAATTCGTAAAGCTTAAGGGATGTTTTCTGCATTCTTACTTAGATTTTTTTGCTGATTTCTTTGCAGGCGCTTTTTTAGCTACTTCTTTTGCTTTTTTGATAGTCTCGTTCTTAGGAGCTAATTCAGCGGCTTTCTCAACCACTTCTTTTGCTTCTTCGATTGCTGGAGCTACTGCCTCTTCAACTTGATTAACTACTTTAGAGATTTTTGCTTTGTTTAATAGAATAGCAATTGCTACTGCTACTAATACGATGATGATTCCGAATAACATAAGTTTTTAAGTTTTTGTTTATAAATATAAATATACGCTTTTTTTCAAAAAATCAACTCTAGTCCTTTAGACCAAACTTGATCCATTTGTACCAAATTCTTTCGTGTACGTAATATTGTATTGGTTTGTACACTAATTCTGCTACCCCAAAAGCTGCTCCAATTTTCACAGATCCTGTCACTGCCCACATGATTCCAAATCCTATCAAGGTGCTAACTATTCTATAGCTGATTGTTTTGGCGATGTGCCTCTTCTTTTGTACCATCATAAACCTTCGTTCCTTTTTAGATTAATTCCAACAGCTCTATCGACTTCTGGTGCTTGTGGATCTTTATCGTTGATTACGTATCTTGTGCCTCTTCCAATTCCCATTACCAATTGATGATAATTAACACCAATTTTTTCTAGTTCTTGTTTTGTAAATAGTTCAAGTTCTGAGGGCCTTGCGGTTGTAATTACTATATGAGCACCATTATTGTGTTCGTTATTTATTTTATCAATAACGCTAGTAATTGCTTCTGGCGCTACAGTTTCTATCTGATCGAAAGGTCTGTACTTGATTAGAGTACCATCGATGTCCACAAAATAGGTTGGGTGTTTTATCATAACTTACCTTCGGCTTTCATTTGTTCTCTAATCTTGGTTGCAGATATATCGCTAATCTCTTGTGGTGGTATGTGCTCTACGATATCGTAACCAACTCCACGGCCAAATTCAACTGAGCATATATCTGGAATAGAGATTACTCTTAGTTTTCCAGCGGATACTTCCTCTTGCATTTCGTTTGCTATGTTCATCATGATATCGTTGACCGAAAATGGATTCTTTTCGTTTACTTCTACTTCCCTAATTGCTACGCAGACTTTACCGCCTTCGTTTATTACCTGTCTAAATAACTCTTTGTGCCCGGTATGAAGTGGCTGCCAACGACCTATAAATAATGACCATTGACTAGCTTTTTTTTCTAACGAACTCTTAACGTGTAATTTTTTCTCCCACATACTCATATATTTTTGTTACGCATTCTTCTATTGATATTTTAGAAGTATCTAAATGTAACACTTTTTCTTCAATTGGTTGTTCAAAATCTTTTACGTGGAAAGCTTCTCTACCCCTTTCTCCCTCGTAAGTCAAGTAAATCCAAGCTACGTTGTTATCCAGATCGTTTAAATAGTCTCTGGCCTCTTTGTAAGGATATACCAAAGAAAGTACTATGTTGTTTCCATGACGATGCAGGTAGTGCGCAATATCGCTGGCCCTGTTTAAATTTCTTATTCTGCCCTCTTTACTATAATCCTTGTTGGCGAATAGCTCTCTTAACTCGTCTCCGTCTATGGTGCGAGATGATGGAAACTGTTTAGCTAGTGTAGTCTTACCACTATGAGGTTGACCAAATAATACTATTATCATTTTGTATATCTAAATTGTTGAAAATACCATGGATAGTTATTCCAAATCCAATCTGTAACGTCCTTGCCCAAAACCTGTCTAGCTTTTGAGGGAACCGGCGCCAATTTTTTTCTAATTTCGTGATCTCCAAAAACTCCGTAAACTTCGTCGTCCTCTTTTGTGACTTGTTCAATATTGTCAAAATCGTGTTTGTAATAAGGAATGTCCAAGTATCTATAAATTTTTCCCATTTCAGTTTCTGGGTACAAACACAAATCTTCGAATTTAACGAATAGCATTTTGGAGTCTATCCCCATTCTAAACACTTCTTGTAGCCTTTCTATTGCCAAACCTACTGGTTGCGATTGTGCCCAGATGTCTATACGTTTAGGAACTGTAGTGCCGCTCATCTGCGCCCAGTTAAGAATGGACTGCGCTTTATCTGGATTCTTACGGTAATTCTTTTCCATCGAACAAAAGACGTCCCTTAAGTCCCTGACCATACAGATGATCTTTGGCTCTTCGTATATGAAGTTCAAAAAATCGTAATGAATTCCCCATCCTCTTGATTTGTCTACCACGTACTTTCTATCGGTAATTGCATTGTAGTAAGCATCCATTCCACTGCGGCAAAAAGCTTTGAATCCAGTCTTCATTAATTCTGGGTCTTGAGCTTTAAACTCCGGTGAATCTGTGTAATTGCCCCTCGCTGCGAATACTAATTCTAATACGCCACTTGTTGGGGTTGCGTAAATATCTGAATTTTGGGCTAGTATGTTTTGTAACAACGTACTGCCTGCTCTTGGTAACGAGCTTTGAAAAAATAACCTTTCCATTTATAACTTATTGTTTGTTGATTGATTCTATGATCTTGTTGCTATCGAAAATTTCTAATTCGCTGTTGTAAGGAAACTCTAGCAAATCTCCACCTATGTTAAAAGGTTGAAGGAAAGAGTTTCTTAACTCAGGTTTCTTTGTAAATGGATTGTGAATTAGGTTGTCGTGAATTCCGTATCCAAACACTTCGGGTTTGTTTACTACCCAACATACAGTAGATGGCATTCTAAGTGCAGCGGCCATGTGTTGAGCTACGCTGTCCATAAACAATCTTTTTTGACTCAAAGAAACCAATACCACCAAACCTCTAAACGATTCGGTCACTCCAAATGTTCCTTCGAAAGAGATCTGATCCTCTCTCTTTATGTGAGCTATATTATATATGTCCTTGAAATGATTGATAACATCCACTACGTTATGGTAAGGAATGTCTCGTGCCCAAGAGTACTTCATATTGGCATCTCCGCCTCCGTTGGTTTGAATCACCATCAAAGGACGATCAGATACAAATCTGTTTCTAAAGAAAGAGACTTCTCTGTCTGTCAAAAATACTTGAGGTAATTCGTAGTTGTACTCTAGACCAAACATTTCACACCAGGTTTTAATCAAGTGCTCGTTCTGGTATAAGTGCTCTGTTTGTATGTAGGGATCGTGGCCAAAGACTTTGTAGTCCTCTTGACCTTTAATGTACTCCTCGTAGAAGTAGCTAAAGCCTCCAAAATTGAAGGCTCTATCTACAAAAGGGTTATTAAGGAAAACATCAGAGTATCCTGATATTGTAATTAACTTGGAATCTGGGTATTTTTTCTTTATTGCTTCGCAAACTGCCGTGGCCATTACGACCTTGCCAATACCACCATTGATCTGAAATATGATATTCATAACGTGAATTTAATAAAACTATTTGAAACCGTATAATTTATCTTCTAAGTACTAGAACATATTGATGTCAGCTGTAACGATTTCTGTTACTGTTGTACCTTGAGCTGTAGCAATTGCTTCCAATACTGTAGCATCGTTTGTACCCCAATCAGTAATTGTTTCTCCTGATAAGGTAATGTTTGTGTTGAATACTGTGTTGAAGTTTGTAACGCTTCCGCTTTCGTTTAGTACAACTTCTCCGTAAGATACTTGGAAGTTAACTGAATTTGTACCCAAAACGTAAGGGCGAGCAACTGCAGCGATGTAAGAACCAGTTACTGTAGTTTGAGTAAATGGATCCGCTTGATGAACGATTGAAGCCACTGGGCTAATTTTACCTAAGATCATATTGTTTGTTTTTTAATATTAATAGTGATGATGTAAGTCTACTGTGATAACCTCTGTGATTGTTGTTCCCAATTTCTCGGCAACTTTGTGTAGAACGAATTCGTCGTCTGTTCCCCAGCCTGATAAATCTTCGGCGGTAGATAACTCGATTTTGTCTCTCATGATGATATCGAAGTGATTTGCTACACCATTTTCATCGTATTCTAAGTTTCCGAACCTTAATTCGAATTCTATTTTTGGCACGCCGATTACGTATCTTTCAGCTTTAACTGTCATGTATTCACCAGTTACAGTTTCTGTTTGAAACGCACTAACGTGGTATGTTTTTGTTGCCACTGGGCTTAATTTACCTAAAAGCATATTTTTTGTTTGTTTGTATCTATAAATATTATACTAGATTGTTCCTTTTTAGAATTGCTTCTGTTACTTCTAGTCTCTCCTTTAATTCTTTAAGTGCATTTACGTAAGAAGCGTATAGAGCGTCTTTTTCGAATTGCAGAATTGGATCGCCTTCAATCTCTCCTCCCACATTTCCTTCTGCGTCTATCTTATCAATTAGATGGTGCGTAATAATTTCAGGTAAAATTTGACAGACTTGTTGCGCTATAAATCCGTACCTTCTATGGTTAGCGCAATCGCCATTGAATATGAATGAGACAGGATCTAATTGTGTTAGTTTATCAAGATTGTAAGTAAGTGGACATATCGAGTGTTTCATTCTGCAATCAGAAGTACCGCCGGATACATTACAGATGTTGTTTGCGTAGAGATAGCAAGCAGACGCTGCAATAACGCCACATCCAAAAGCAGCTGAAAATTGTCCACATGTTGCATTAGAATATCCACCTCCAATAAAACTATAGCCACTGCAAGTAGAATTATTTGAACCGCCTGCTACTGCAGAATAACTACCTAGAGCTGCATTACCGCCAGCTCCACCACCACCGCCTAAAGCAACAGTTCTGTATCCGGAAGCTGTACCACCACCAATAGCTACGGAAGAACAACCTGAAGCATTAGCGCGGCATCCTCCTGCAACTGAGAAGGCTCCTGATGCTGTAACAAATTGGCCTCCTACTACTACTGCGTGGGCTCCTGATACTAGATTAGATGCCCCGCCTCCTATAAACGAACGACCTCCACTAGACACATTAGACTCACCTCCAACTATTGTTGATAGGTATCCACTAGCGCTATTGCCGTATCCTCCTCCTATGAAAGTCCAGCCAATTGAAGCGTTGTTACTTAATCCTCCCACTACAACAGCACAAGCGGCTCCTGCAGTATTGCCTTGTCCTCCTACTGCTATTGAACGAGTTCCAGTAGCGCAATTTGATAAACCGCCTCCAACGAAACCGCCTGTTCCAGTAGAGCAATTTGATTGTCCTCCTGATACGGTTGCATATTCTCCAGTTGTACTGTTAGCTCTACCACCTCCCACTGTTGATTTGTACCCAGATACTGAGTTGGATACGCCTCCACCTATAGTTCCAAAGTAGTTTGCGCTGACTGTATTAGTTTCTCCTCCGCCTATAAAGTGATTTCTTCCTAATGTAATTCTATTGCAAGTTCCTCCACCGACTGTACTGTAATTCGAACAGGCGCAGTTAACAACTCCTCCTCCTACTACTGAATTAGCTCCAGTGGCTTTATTGGTGTCTCCGCCTCCAACAAAACTAAATGCTCCTGATCCTGTATTATTCGTTCCGCCTCCTACAAATGCGCAGCAAGTACTAGCTATGTTTCTATAACCACCTGCTACGGTAGCTGAGTCTGCAGTAGCAAAATTATATCGACCTCCACCTATAGTAGAGTAGTAAGCACTTACAGTATTATTTGTTCCACCCGCAATTGTATTACCATAATTTCCAATAATGCAGTTTGCATTACCTCCACCAATTACTCCATAAGCTGCAGCATTTCCTACTGTATTGCAAATTAAATTATTAGAACCGCCTGCAATAATTGCTCTTTGTCCTGTACAGATACAGTTTTGTGTGCCGCCTGCAATTGTTGATGCACATGTATTTACGTAGTTTAAAGCACCGCCTCCAACAAAACTAAATGCTCCTGATCCTGTATTTAAGTTGCCGCCTACTACTGCAGAACAATCTCCTGATGCTAGGTTAGCGCAACCTCCTCCTACAATGGATGCACCTCCAGACGCTATATTTGCTCTACCAGAAAAAACACCAGATCTTGCGTTACTCGCTACGTTACTATATCCACCACCTACTGTAGCCATATAGCCACTGGCTGTGTTGTTGTATCCTCCTATAATTGCGGCCCATCCTATTCCACACACGGTATTAGTATCGCCTCCTGCTATTACTCCTCTACCGTATACACCGCTTATAGAGTTAGAGATACCACCGCCTATAGTAGATAAAGCTGCTGTTATTCTATGACTTTGTCCTCCACCTATAAATGATCCTGTTCCTGCTGGGCAAATGCAACTACTACTACCTCCTACTATTACTGAGCATGTAGCTGATATAGAATTAAAAGTACCTCCTGCTATTGTTGACCAAGCTCCTGATGCTGTATTCCTATCTCCACCGCCTACTGCTGAAAGAACTCCGGATGCTGTATTTAAACAGCCACCTACTACTACTGAATAATCGCAAGACGACAAATTCTGTACTCCTCCGCCTATGAAACTAAATATGCCTGACCCAGTATTGAAAAATCCTCCTACGACTACCGCTCTACAAGCTCCAGTAGTAGTGTTATTTTTACTACCGTTTCCTATAAAAGATGCGTATCCTGAAGTTGTATTACAGTTACCTCCTGCTACGGTAGAATATTTACCACTTGCGCTGTTGTTGTATCCGTTTAATACTGTTGTATAAAAATTGGTTGAGGTAGTGTTGCTATTACCTGCAACTATAGCAGAGAAAGCTACGCTCGCATTGTTTGAGCAACCACCACCAATAAAGTTAAAATTTTGAGAAGAGGTATTAAATAAACCACCGACTATAGAAGAGTAGTTTGCGGTTAACGCATTACAAGATCCTCCAACAAATTGTCCCTGTAAGTTGATAGAACCAGTAACATTTACAGAACCGGTCATGGTCTGTGTATTTTCCGTAGAGTTTCCAAAAAGATTAGAACCGCTTGAGTAAACAATGCTAGAAGTAACAGTTTGAACCACCAAAGTTTGAGCTGTGATAGTAGAAGAGACAACTAGAGAACCGGTAATTGATTGATCTGCTCTAAAGCTGTTCGATCCTGTAGTAGCGTAAGTAGCAATAACGTTCAATAAGCTTGCCGAAATCTGTTGTTGACTAGAAGAGATCTCTTGTATAGAAGAGCTATTTGCAGTAATTCTTGTAGAAGCCGATCCAGAGAACGTATTGTAAGAACCGCTCAAAGCGATGTAACTAGCGCTTACTTGTAATAAGCTTGCACTAATGTCCTGTTGACTCGAAGATATAGTAGTAATTCTTGTCGAAGTGCTTCCAGAGAATACGTTGTAGCTTGCGCTCAAAGAGATATAGCTAGCGCTTAATTGTTGGTTGGAAGAGGAAACCGCGGTAAGTATTGCAGAAACTGATCCTGATGCTGTTTCTAGCGCTGTTGTTCTGCTCGAAACCGAAGAGCTGAATGGTAAATAAGTGGAGCCAGTAAAGCTGTTAAAAGACGCCGAGGTCACAAATGCCAAAGAGCCTGTACCGTCTAGCGTAACAGCATTGGAAGCGGTTACCGAAGAGGTTCCAGTTACGGATAAATCTCCGATTACTGTTAAAGAGCCTGTGACTATTGGAAAGTATTGAATCATTGTTTCTTTTTATATAATTATTTTACTTCCAGACTTCTACTCCTGTCCAACCGTTTAGAGCGTCGATGTCCTTTCTTGTTCCCACGATTAGAACGTTGTACTGTCCGTCGCAATTCGATCTAAAGTCTATGCAAGAGCACTCTGCGTTTACTTTTCCGTAAGCGTTTCCAAAGTGTTCTACTGCGCTTATGAAAATCTGCGTATTTTCGTTCAAGAACTTGTAGTAGCTCGGTAATTCCAAAGAGGAAGAGTAGTTAGAAGTTATAAAAGTGCACCTGTATAAGTTATCGCCCCTTGTTGGAGATTCCACAAAGGAGTGTTGTAAGTATTTTGTATTTGTTTTGCTTGGATCTGGATGCGAGATTCTAAAAGTACCTGAAGCTTTTGATAGAGCGTTTGTATAAGTGGTAGAAGCCGCTCCCGCAACTATATTACATCCTATTATAAACGAACAGGCAACCGAAATTGTATTGTTTCTTCCTCCTAATATAGCACTAAAATCACCACCCGCACATACGTGATTTGCAAAACCTCCAAGTATAGCTGCATATTGAACTTCAACAGTATTAGATTCACCTCCTGATAGAGTACCTCTTGTTCCAGAAACTAAGTTATTATATCCGCCTCCTAGTGTTCCATAAAGCCCACTAACTGTATTTGCTCTACCGCCTGCCATAACGCTAGCTTGTCCGCATGCTTTATTTTGGTATCCTCCACCTACAACAGACCAAGATCCAGATGCCCAACCAGCATATCCTCCACTTACTGTAGCTGTGTCTCCAGATGCACATGCATTAACTCCAAAAGCTATTGAGTGTACACCGACTGCTCTAGCTTGTCTACCCATAGCCACTGATGAGTGACAGAAAGCGCAGCTTTGATAACCACTCACTGTATTGTAACAACCACTAGCTGTGTTTTGATATCCTCCTGCAATAGAGGCAAATCTAGAAGCAGAGCACGCACAGTTTTGTAATCCTCCTCCTATAGTTGAATAACATCCAGAAGCACTATTTTTATTTCCTCCACCTATCGTAGCAAAGTTTACACCGCTTGCTACATTACCACAACCACCTCCAACGAAACTAAATGCGCCTGATCCTGAATTGAATGCGCCTCCTGCTACTACTGAACAAAGTCCTGATGCTAAGTTAGATCTTCCACCACCTACAGCTGAATGATTATTATTAGCTGTATTACTTTGTCCACCTGAAGCTACAGACATATAAGCCGAAGCAGTATTACTATCTCCTCCCCCTACAAAAGACCAGTTACCTGTTGCATTGTTTGATGAGCCACCAACAACAGCTGGTCTATAAGTAGCACTAGCAGTGTTTCCTGCTCCACCACCAACAAAAGCCCAATTACCTGCTGCTATATTATTATTACCACCTGCAACAACTCCCCAAGTACTTGTTACACAATTACCTTGACCGCCTCCTATTGTTGAACAAGGCCCTGTTGCTTTATTAGTAGCTCCACCTCCTACAAAAGAAGCTATTCCATTTGCGCAGTTTGTAACGCCTCCGGCAACAGTCGCATTTTCAAAAGCTCTATTTACGTAGCCTCCCGCTATTGTTGCATAGCTACCGCTTGCAGTATTTGCGTATCCACCCCCTATTCTTGCGTTTACTCCTGTAACGCAGTTATCTTCTCCTCCACCTATACTACTTAAATTTCCTGCCGCTTGGTTTCCTTTACCTCCTGATACAGTAGCATGAGCATTTGTTGCTCTACTACAAGAACCACCTGTCGCTGTTGCGTATGTTGATGTTGCGCAGTTGCAGAATCCGCCTCCTACAAAACTAAATGCTCCTGATCCGGTATTAAATTGACCGCCTACCACTGTAGCGCAGACTCCGCTAGCTAAGTTATTAATACCTCCAATTACTACTGATCTATCACACAATGCTATATTTGAAATACCACCGCCTACAAAAGAGTGATCGCCTAATGCTTGGTTTCCTGATCCTCCAACTGCGACTGTTCTTGAACCTTGAGCTACTACGTTAACTCCTCCACCTACGAAGCTTGTTAGACCGATTGCACAGTTGGTAGCGCCTCCTCCAATAGTAGAACAAACTCCTGATGCTATATTGCTAGTACCGCCTCCTATAAATGAAGCGGTTGCTGCGGTACAAATGAAGTTGTTCTTACCACCAGTTATTGCTGAATACTGAGCACTCGCGGTATTTCCACATCCTCCGGCTACTGTTGACATGTATCCTATAGCTGCGCTATAAAAACCACCTCCTACTGATGCATATTGGCATGCAAGATTGCTTTCACCTCCAGCTATTGTGGCAGCTGCTCCTACAGCACTGCTTGATCTACCGCCTCCTATAAACGAACAAGCGCCTGATGCTATATTGCTACAACCACCTACTACTGTTGAACAAGCTCCTGTAGAAGTATTAGAAACACCTCCTACGAATTGTCCTTGCAAATTCATAGAACCAGTAACGTTTACAGAGCCGGTCATGGTCTGTGTATTGCTTAATGCATTTCCAAAGATATTAGATCCTGAAGAGTATACTATAGAAGAGCTTACGGTAGAGACCAATAAAGTTTGAGCTGTAATTGTTGATGTTACCGTTAAAGAACCAGTAATGCTTTGATCTGCTCTGAAACTATTAGAGCCAGTTGTAGCGTAAGTAGCAATAACGTTTAATAAGCTTGACGAAATCTGCTGTTGACTAGAAGAGACCTGTTGTATTGAAGAGCTATTTGCAGTAATTCTTGTAGATGCACTTCCAGAGAATACGTTATAAGAACCACTTAAGGCTATATAACTTGCGGATACTTGTAATAAACTAGAACTAATGTCCTGTTGAGAAGAGGATATTGTTGTAATTGTTGTAGATACACTTCCAGAGAAAATATTATAAGAACCGCTTAAGGCTATATAACTTGCGCTCAATTGTTGGTTGGAAGAGGAAACCGAGGTCAATACGGAAGAGAAACTAGCAGAAGTCGGGTTGTAAGAGGCCGTGGTTACGAATGCCAAAGACCCAGTTCCGTCCAAGGCCATTGCGTTGGAAGCGGTTGAGATCAAAGAACCACTGGTAATTGTTATGTTACCTATAATTGTTGCGCTACCTGTTAAGGTCAGCGATCCGGATATGACTGGGGAATATATATTCATAGCTAAGTATAAATATTGGATATCCTAGTAAGTAACTCCCTCTTGTTGTTCTGAAGCTTTATATAGTCTGCCTGTCTCGTCGGCCGCCTGTAACTCTGCTGCTTTTGCCTCGCACTCCACTAAAGTGTCGTACTCGTAGATTGGATCTTCTGGGTTTAATCGGGCTACCCAAATTTGATCTAGTCCTGGGATAAATTCCATTAATACTATGTATTTCATATTCTGTTGTTTTTATTTTATTTCCAAACTTCTATTCCTGTCCAACCGTTTAATGCGTCTATGTCTTTTCTAACTCCCATGATAAGTACGTTGTATTCTCCGTCTTGATTAGAATATACTGTTACGCACGTTTGACAAGAATCCATGATACCGTACGCTGCGCCAAAGTGATTTTTAGGAGCTACGAAGATTCTGTCGTTTTCGTTCAAGAATTTGTAGTAACTTGGTAATTCTATAGATCCAGTATTGTTTACAGTTGTTACAGAGTAGTCATACAAATTAGTACCTCTAGTTGGAGCCTCTACGAATGAGTGTTGTAAGTATTTTGTGCAGGTTTTGGCTGGGTCAGGATGACTGATTCTGAATTGACCAGATGGTTTAGATATATTATTTACGTAAGTTGTGGCTGTTGCGCTTGAACATAATCCAGCGCCAATTACAAAAGAGCAGTTGTGACTTACGCAGTTAACTCTACCTCCTAATATAGCTGAGCAGCCTGCACTTACGCAGTTTGTAGCTCCGCCTCCAATGAATGAGTATCCACCGGAAACTGAGTTTGATCCTCCAACTACAACTGCTGATTCTGAGCCTGCACCGTGAATACAGATTCTATATCCACCACCTAAGAAATTGTAACCGCTCGATACAATACAGTTACAAATACCACCAGCAATTGTATTCCAAACTCCTGTTGAAATTAGATTATAACAGCCTCCTCCTATAAAAGATTGACAGCTTGATGCCGCTCTATTGTAACAGCCTCCCGCTACAGTGTCATTTGGGCCTGTTGCGCTGTTACAGTTACCGCCTCCTACAAAGCTATAGTTTCCTGATGCTGAATTATTTACTCCTCCTACAAGACTACTAAATATTCCTGAGGATGTGTTTATTTCTCCTCCCACTATTACTGATGAAGGCCCGCAAGATCTATTTGTTGCGCCGCCTACTATGACTGATCTAGTACTTGTGGAAGCGTTATTACACCCGCCCACTACTAAAGAACCGTACGCTCCAGACGCAGTATTTAAACAGCCTCCTCCTACAAATGAACAAGCTCCTGAAGCTTTATTACCAAATCCAGCTCCAATAAAACTAAATGCTCCTGATCCTGAATTGAAAGCTCCTCCTACTATTGCTGAGCATACGCCAGTCACTATGTTTCTTGTACCTGCTCCTATAAAGCCATAGTTAGAGCTCATTGTGTTTAAATATCCTGAAACAATACCCGCAATACCTGCTGCGTTTATCATGCAGTTTTCCTGACCGCCTCCTATAAAGTTGTAGTTGGCCGATGTTGTAGTGCAGTTATATAATCCTCCGCCTATTGTATTGTATACTCCTATAATACGGTTGCCGTTTCCCCCTAATATAGCTGAGCAGTTACCGCTTACGCAGTTTCTAAAACCTCCTCCTATTATACTGTAATTTCCTGAGGCTATACTTCCTGATCCTCCTACAATTACTGCGCCTATAGCGGTTGTACAGTTAGCTTCTCCGCTTCCTATAAAAGAGAAATTAGACGTCACTAAATTATTTCTACCGTTAGCTATAGAAGAACACCTACCAGATACGCAGTTTGCATTTCCTGCTAAAATGGCAGAATATTGATTACTTACAGTATTTTGTCCGCCTACTACAATTGCCGATTCACTTCCTGAATTTATTATGCAGTTAAAATATCCGCCTCCTATAAAGTTATAGCTTCCAGCGCCTGGTGCATCTATACAGTTTCTAACACCTCCTGCTATAGTATTCCATCTTCCGGTTGTAATTAAGTTACAGCATCCTCCTCCAATAAATGAAGCCGTCGCTTGAGCGCAAATGCGTTGGCACATTCCTCCAACTATTGCCGAAAAATAACTTGAGTTGTTTGATAGAAGTCCGCCTCCTATAAAGCTAAATTCTCCTGATCCCGTATTGTATTGACCACCTGCTACCGTTGAATAATTTCCTGCTGCTACATTACCGTACCCTCCTGATATTGTTGAGTAACCTCCTGATGCTGTATTCGATCTACCGCCTCCTATAAAACTTCTACCGCCTGTAGTAGTGTTTATGCTTCCTCCCGCAATTGTTGCACCTGCTCCATAAGCACGATTGCAATCACCTCCACCTACTGTTGCATAGCTAACGCATGCTATATTAAGACATCCGCCTAGCACGCTCGTATGTAATGCTGTAGCGCAGTTGCTTTGACCGCCTGCTACTACTGCGCACCCTCCTGTTACTGAGTTTGTCTTACC